GACCAAATCTCCTTGTACGACAACACTACCGGCAGGCAGATCGGTCTCGGGGGTGAAGTCAACCGTGTCGCCTTGCTGAACGTAGTCCGCAGATGTCATGGGTTCGTCCTAATGTGAGTTATGGAAATGATTAGTGCTGTTACGTCTTGAAGGGGAAGCTATTGACTATGCCGCTTCACCTGTGACTTTGACCGCAGCGCGAGGGTCTTGGCTGTTGACACCAAAATCGATGAAGGATCGGAAGCCCATGCCGAGCATGTTCGGAGGCATCTCGACTCGCTCGATGACGGGTGTGCGGCGACCGTTGAGGAAGACGATCTCAAACGCAGGTAGCACGTTTGGATTGGCGAACAGATACCACGCTTTGGCACTTGCACCTGGGTAATATGCATCTGACAAATGCGGGGTACTGATGACGCGGTACTTGTTACGGTGAGGGTTGTCGACTGGGATCTTGGTCGGCTGCCCTTGAGCATCGATCATCAATTGAGCGGATCCCATCAATAGTTCAGCGTCGGTCTCCAATTCCACAGGGACGACCAAGTATTCGGGGCGGATGTTGATCGGCTTTTGATCTTTGGCTTTGTTGCCCGGTCCAGCCTTTTGCTTGCGAAAGTTAGTTTTCGCTTTGGTGAGGCTGTTGGCACTGAAGACAGAATCAACCCCGGTAATCAGATTGCTATTGGTCGAGCTAAAGAACGCGGGAATGTTTCCGAGCAACAACGTGAAGAAGAGATCGTCGATCGACTCTGCACCGCTCCGCCCCATTTGACGTGGGATGTCCATGAAGGCGTTGAGGTCATCATTGATGATGTCTTGCCGCGTCAGCATGAGAAGCTGACCATAAGTGTCGGCCTTGTTGGAATACTTCTGCTCGGACAATTTGCCATGCTTAAGCTCACCATCGGGCGCGACTTTCTCAAAGCCTCCTGTACCCAATAGTCGAAAGCGTGAGACTTCCTTGAAGTCGCTCACAGTGCCAACACTGCACAAGTCAAACGCAGCAATTGGCGTGTTTTCGTATGCAGCCAGGAGCGTCTTGTTCATCACATTCTCCAGGATGCCGGGAAGCGACATAGTCGAAAAGCCAGCACGGATCGTGACAGCCCCGTCGCCGAATACACGCGGAATGTCGTGGCCCTCCAGTCGCGCGCATTCAGCGACAAGTTCTCGCAGGCCGATGTGCCGGAGCGGATCGGCGGAGTTGAGCGTTCGCTCTCCATAGGCCTTGAGCAACTTGGTTTCATCAAGTCCAACCGATAGACAGCAAGCTGCCTCGAGAACCTCGCGTCGGTACATCGGTTGGCTCGCTTGTTGATCAGGGGCCTTGGGGCGTTCGATTCGTAGCACTGCCAACTCCGTTTTGGTAACACTCCAGCCTTCTTCAATGGCGCGAGCTTCGATCTCGGTATGCTTGCCGGCGCAGACCTTGCGGATGCCGGCGATACGTTTGGATTCAGCGGCGGCTTCGATTCGCATCTTGGAAACTACTCCGTTCGTATTCGTCCGCGTTGGCTTGGCAGACAGTTCGAGACTTGCGTTGACTGGGTCGAGTTCCGAATCGTCGGAGTCGGTGTTGTCCTCGTCTGGCTCATTGCCATCGAGGTCCTCTTCATCGCCAGCTTGGCCAGCTGCGATGCGCGCCTCGGTGTCATCGTCGGCACCGAGGGCAACGAACGAGACTTCGCCCAGCGTTGACTTGCGAGCGATGTAGACAGGACCTTTGAACTCGCGACTGTTGGCGGTTGCGGACTTGCCTTCGGGAATGAAGACAACCTTGTCGGCGTTCGCACCGAGCGACGCTTGCCAGGGGAAACCGTTCTCGCTGGTGGCAATGACTTCCTGAGCGGTGTTACCTACACCCGAGATTACACCAGCAACTTCGAGCCGCGAATCGCCGACCATGATGTCGTCGGTGTGACCAACGATACTGGCTCGATCGTGGTCCTTGAGAATGGGGCGCGATTTACGAGTCACTCGCATGCCTGCTAGGTCCACAACCACAGGGTAGGGCCAGCCACCTAGACGCATCGCGCCACCGGTGTACGCAACCATTGAGAACTTTCGCAGCGCCGGCTTGCCTTCTTCGGCAGCCTCAGCGGCTTGCAAGTTGATCGAACTGGCATCGTCACAAACGATTCGCAGCGAACTGGGTACCGACTCGGCATCCACCTCACTGCCCAAGCCTTTATTGGGCTTGTTCGACTGCAATGTCTTCGTCATCCGTTACCTCTCCTGGAGAAAGTGAAGTTGAATCGGTCGAGAGCCCCAGCTCACGCATGAGCGAGATCTCTTTCGCGCGTTGTTTAAGTTCCGCCTCCCAATCACGCCCCTGCCGCGCGTATTCATGGGCCAGAGTTGTCGTATGATTGGCGAGGCGGATTTTCTGGGCATTGGCTTCTTTGGCTGGGTCGACATGCTCATGTCCGTCCCAGAACCATTGATGCTCGAACGATGAGTCGAGAGTGCGAAGCGAGTTAGGCAGATAGCCTTCGATGAGAATCGCTTCACGCAGCCATGCGTACAGAATGCGATCCAGAATGGTGCGAGCCATTTGCGACTGCTCGACACGGATCGACTTGAAGTAGGTTTGATGATCGAGTCGCCCAGAGGCATAGTTGTAGCCGGATGAATTGCCGGCAGCGACATTGAACGGCATGTTCAAACAACGTGCGATTTCGTTGAGAATCTCGCGTTTGAACTCAGCGTATGTCGTGGCTGGTTGCTCAGCGTGCATCTGAGCCATCTTCCAACCGCCAGGCATAGTTAGCAGAGATCGCTTCTCCAGTTCGATTGGCTCGAACGGCTCAGCAGCGTCAGCTTCGCCACCTGCTGGCGCATCGGTGTAGAGAATCCCAGCGAAGTCAGCGGCCGTTTCGGCAGCGGCTAAAACGGTAAGTGTGAATCGTCGTAGTTGTGCAAACAGTGGCAGCGCGGGCGTGATGTCGGGAATACCACGGATCTGCCCAGGCCGATCGCTGCGGAAGTAGTGAAGAATCGAACTGGCATCGATGGTGTCGTAGTTCTCAGTCAGCGAGAATGTGTCATCGCCTGGATGTTCTCGGAGCACATCGTATGAGATTGGATTTCCATGCTCATCGAATCGGATGCCATCGAGGTAGCGATAGCTGTCGAGTGCCAAGATGGGCGAGGTGACTTGTTCGGCTTCGACTAGCTTCAAATCGAGTTGAACTGGAGAGTCGACTCTTGGGTTACTGGTCAGCAAACCAAAAGTTTCACCATCTGAAACGCGAGCAATCCGCATCGTGCGTAGCTTCTCTGCTAGGCCAGTTGCATCAGTCCAAGCATAGAATTCTTGCTCCACAAAACGGTTGGCAAACGCATCCGTAGTCAGCATCTGCAGTCGAGGACCGGTACCAACACAGTCGTTGGCCAGAGTAAGCGAGATACCGCGAGCATAAGAATTGTTAGCGATCTCGTATCGCGAACGATTGCGTAGCGTACGACGCACTTCGGGGCTATTGGCCGCGCTGGCCGATAGTCCGTCAGCGACCGCCCAGTGGCGAACGTTGTCTATCGTGGTGGTCGCAGCGTCGTAGCGCCCCAGCAATCTCGCCAGCGAAAAGGGGTGTCGGGCCGAGCGTCCACGGACAAGCGATCGATCATTGCGACCGCTTCCCTTGCTCAGAATCCCTGACAACAACTTGAACATCCGTGTATACATCCCTGTTGTGAAACCCGACACCCCTGCCTATAGAAACAAGCTCGATCAGTTGCGAACCGATTAGTCCGCACCCGGTGGCACGAGCTTGTTAAATCGAAGGCCACGCTTCGGTTGAGAGGCGGCCGCCTTGGACGCCAGATACTTGTCAGCAGCGATCTGCTCGGTGAGCTTATGCTGCTCGACGCTACCGGCATCTCCTGATGCCTTAGCAGGAGCTTTCGCACTTTCGCGAATCGTCTCTTGCAAGTTATCTGACATCTGGAAACCCTCTTCGAGTGAAAAAAAAACTCGATAGCCTCTTCCAGTACTAACTATGCAATTTGTCCGAACGACGTCCCAAAAATATTTTGTTTTGGTAGAGTTGTAAGTTCTTACGACAGTGTTCGCTTTTCCTCTCTGTACGCAAATTACCAGGCAAAACATGCTCTACTCGGTCTGAAAGCTGATATTCAATCGCGGATGACTTGCTTACAAAAAAACTTTTGAGATTGCACAATGCCTTCTTCGCTAGACAAAACTTTCGGAAGCTTAATCGGGCTGATTTTCGCTGATGCTGTCGGATCACGATTCGAAGGGTTGCAACAGGATCAACTCCGATCGAAGTTCAAAGACAAGTTCGCTGCGCTTGAGTACGCATTGAATCAACAGGAGTTCCGATACACAGACGACGGACAGATGACACTTGCGATTGCTGAGCACCTTGCCGGCAACCCAACGATTGTTAGCAATAATTTGATGCGACGCTTTGTAGATGCCTACGAATCGTGGCGAGGATACGGACGTGGCGCCCGAGTGTTGATTGAGGCATTTCGTGACAATGCGGATTACGAGTTCATGGCCGAGCACCTGTTTCCGGGTGGATCGCTCGGAAACGGAGCTGCGATGCGAAGTGCGCCAATCGGTTTGCGTTTCGTTGGCGACGTCACAAGAATCTGGCAAGAAGCCAAGGAGAGTGCTTGGCCAACTCATCGGCACGAACTCGGAATTGAGGGAGCACAGCTCATTGCAGTTGCTACGTCGATTGCTGCATCGAAATCACCGATCAATCCAATGATGCTAGCTGAGAACCTGCTGCCGTTATGCTCTACCTTTGTTTTCAAGAACAGACTGGAGCGGTTGCGAGAGGTGAAGGTAGACCGAGATGTCGAACAGTTCGGGAATGGGATCGAGGCGCATGAGTCAGTCGTTACAGCGTTGGCTTGCTTCGGACTCTATCCACAGGATTATCAGAAAGCACTTGCCACGGCACTTTGGCAAGGTGGCGATACCGATACGATTGCCGCGATGACAGGCGCACTAGTTGGAGCGCATATTGGTTCGGGGTTTTCGACAGACTTACCGTTGAAGCGGCTTGAAGAAGGGGATGAGTTTATTGAATTTGTTCGCGCGCTTTCCACACGATTGGAAGATTGTGACAGCTGAGACACAGCTTGATCATAGTCGGCGCTTCTCTCGAAGCTCCTTAAAGCTCATTCGCTCCTTCTT